TCACACCATCAATCAATCCTGTAGATAGGTGACTACGTATCACCTCCACCGAGGATGTATCCAAAAAGATTTTCATATTGAAAGTTGTTACACTCTAATTATAACACGTCTGTCAACTGTATGCTTGTGCTGCGAGCCACGTCGCCATACCTAATGAAGTACCCATAACAGTAAGTCTACTCATCCACCACATAATTTCGTGCTTATGCTTGGTTAAAGTTGTCATTGTTCTTGTCCTTGGTAGGAACTGCAAAGAATTGTTGTTGGTGTTTTTGGTGTACCCAAGTCATCCAGTTATTCCCCGTTACTTTTCCTTTTTTATCTCTACTCGTAACCAAAGTATCAAAGGCAGCACTTACACGTACTCCCTCTCCTTTGTACGTACGTACAGCGTGTGAAATATTTGGGGGGAATAGTGTGAACTGTCCATAGACATTAGGTATATCTACCTTATCACCGTCTAGAATATATGTAGTATCCGTTGCTACTTCTGCACCCAAAAAAATGTTTCCACATACTGACTGTTTATTTTCTACCCAATCATCTGGTACCCCGAAATGCCTGTGAGGGAATACCTTTCTGTCCATTCTGAGGATGTTTCCCCAAGATTTAATTGCTACCTCTTCATCAGGTTTTAAAGACAAATACTCAACAGTAATTTCCTTGATGAAAGGTAAACCATAAGTAAACCAAGTCTCTTCATCTCTCACAAGATTATAATAATTCATCTTACCAGTGATAGTATCTTTTGGATACCTATGCGTAGTTTCTCCTGGAAGATCTAATATAGTACCTTCACATTCTATAAGAGATTGACGTAATTTATCAGCAATCGGTTTAGGACATTGATACTGCTTTATGTGGAAGTCACTTAGTTTCAAAATTAATTCTCCTAATCTTACGTTGTCTACGGTTCTCCTGAAACTGCTTATCCTCTTTAGAAAGGACACCATTCTCACTAGAACTAAACTTATCTTGTGAGATTACCTCTATCAATGAGAGATCTTCACCAGTAAAAGTATTACCAGTAATGGATGTCATATTAGAACATCCACAACATTTAGTTTCTATTGTATAGCTAGTCAGTTCTTTTTCGCAAGCCAGACATTTTATTGTTATCATTTGAATAAAAAATTAAACGGACATTTCTTTTCTTCTACGTCGTTTTTAATCAAACTCCAAGATTTAAATGGCAACCAAGACTTAACAGCGTGGTTCAATCTAAACAATCTACGAACTTCTTTTGGTGGTTTGATTGAAGGTGACCTTTCCATCTTGTATAGGTTATCCTTACCACCACGAAAACGAAGACAATATAATGGTGTTCCACGTGGAACATTAACATCCTCAGACCAACAACGATAAGCACCATTAATTGATCTATACCATCTACCTAAAGGAAACTCTGCGGTGATAAGTTCCATTCCAGTTTGGTGATGTAAAGTAGGAAATGGTACCATTTCTACCCACAAATTCTTATTTTGTTTCTGTGGCCACACCATCAAACTCTGTGCCCATTGTACAACAAGATAGTCTTTATAAGCATAGCTCTTATTACCTTGCGAGAATTCGCTGGTGTTATAAGTTCCTATAGTACCCTCTTGTATGTGGATATAATCTAGATGTTTGTGTCTATCAAATGAGGATTCGTAAATAAGACCATCTTTCTTTTGCCACTTAAATGAGATATCAAGTTGATTAAAAACTACATATGTATTTCCCCAATAATGCTGCCAAGCAGGACACTTCCAATAGCTATGGTCCTTATGCTCCTTCTTAGCATACTCTATATAGGAAACAGGTTTGATATAATACTCAGGTATATGTAAAGGATGGTTTAAATCAGTCTGATCCTCACTATGAGTACCTGCAAGAGTTTGATAACTAGGATGATAAAATAATTTAGTCATTTAAAAGGACACTCATCTTTACTAATAAGATTCCAAGTTACTTTCTTAACCCACTGCTTAAGTGCTGCGTGTTGATTAGATCGTATCTGTATTTCTTCTGGTGGTTCGGGTTCGTGCCACCTCTCTAGGTTGTACACATTATTCTTAGCACCCTTGAAACGCATAACATATAAAGGGTCACCACGTTTAATAGTAAACTTAGTTGCGTGTGCTTTGAACGCAGGATTCGCTGCCTTATACCATCTACTAAAAGGATACTCCACACTAATAAATTCAAGTCCTGTCTTGTGGAACAGTGCTGGATATGCAGATAGTTCTAACCAGACGTTTCTATTCTTGTTAGGTAACCACATAAACAATAGTTGTGGCATTTGAAATACCAAGTTACCTTCATAAGGACATCCCATTCGTGCAGTGTCAGCACTGAATCCATTTCCTAAAAGTTTACCTTCATTAAGTAGTATATAATCTCTGAATTGATCTGTCTTAAATGATGTCTTAATTATTTGACCAGTCTCTTTATTCCATTCTATCGACAAATCCAACTGGGAAAATACTACCCAACTATTATTCCAATAACTCTTCCAAGCAGGACACTCCCAATAGGTATGGCCTTCGTGCTGATCCTTCTCATATTCTAATACACGTTGAGGTGGTATCCATACACCATCCATATGTAAAGGGTGATCCCATATATCTTTAGACTTTGTATTTTGTTCTTCAGAATAGTTTTTTACAAAACCAACTGGTAAATGATAACAAGGAGAATAATATACTTTCATTTTAAAGAACCTATTCTAGGAGCACCGTATTTTCTTAAGTCAAGATTGGGATCTGTTATCTTCTCATACTTTAAAGCAAACGTAAATCGAACGTGGTTTCTAAACGGTGTTGCTCTATGCCACAGTTTACCATTGAATAACATTGCTCTATTACTCAACGGTAAACTCCCGTGTATATAAGAATCATTATCCAATAGAAACTCTGTCCAACCTCCCTCTTGTCTCTCATATTCTAACTGTGGATAGTATAGCATAGTATATGCTTCTAACCCATCTATTTCTGCTGCATCTACGTGAAATAATGGTTGCTCATAAGGCATAAAACAATTAATATACAACCGTACAAGATCAAAGTCTACTATCTTAGGAAACTTTTCTCTAGCCACTTCATCAAACTTCTTGTAGATAGGTTCAGTTTCTGAACAGTTTACAGTAAGGCCAGTAGGTCTAGTGGGATCGTTATCAAACTCACCCCACTTTGCTTGACCCCTATTCATTGCATAACTGTATGCTTTCTGGTGTAATTTGGAATCAAAAAAATTATCAACAACTTCAATGTCCTTCACTTTTTACTCTTTTTAGGTGGTGGAGGTGCTTGTTTGTTGTTCCATAGTTTTGGATTTGCTAATCCACCTGCTTGTTTAAACCCTATGAAATTTTTCTTATACTTGTCGTAATAATGATCAAAGAGACGTACACAACTATCGGCAATAGCAATGTCGTAGGTGATCTTGTCTTCTATCTTATACTCAACAAGATAGGCTGTATAAGGGAGTTTTTTATTGTCTCCAGCAGCCTTGTCACATTTTTCAGCAATAATTTTCACTGTCATTCTTTGTGAGTGTGCTTTAATTTACCAGACATTTCATATGCTTCTTTATTTCCACCGTGTCCGTGTGCTATACCTAGCTCGTGCATCTTAGCGTGTTCGTCAATAGGATCTCTTAAGTCTTTCTTACCTGCTCCTAGTGTAAGATAAAGTCCATAGATGACTAGACCTAGAACAACTAGACCAAAGAATAAAATGAATCCTTGATCAGGTGTAAGACTTAGATGTGGTATGATAGCATCAGGTTGTTTCTCCCAAGTACCAGGTAGATTGTAAACTGAAGGTGTTGATAGAAAAGTCATACGTCGTCTGTAGAAATGGTCATTATGTTGTGTACTAACTCTGGATCATCTACCCATTCTTGAAATTCATCATACAAATCCAAAGCATCATCGATCCGTTTTTCATCAACTAATTCGTTTAACCGTTTTATAACCCACTTGTCTATCTCTTCACGTTGTGCTTTTAGATCCATAATCCTTGCGGTAATAACGTCCTAGTATGTTGCTATTATAGTACGCAGGGGTACCATCTGTCAAGGACTCTGTAAGTACGTCATTGAGAAAGAGTTGTCTGGTCTCTTCAAAGTTAGTTTTTCCACCTGTGGTGTGTAAGGATAGGATCTCTCTTCTAAAAGAATTGTGTCCACAATTATTAATATCTTGCTTAAGTTCTCCACTACTTCCGTAGTACTTCTTCCAGTTACTTTCACTTGTAACCCGTCTACCGCCATTTCTAGGCTTTCTTTTCTGCCAGAAATACTTTCTTCCGATATATTTCTTGCCCGATTGAACATTAGTAATGACGTAGACAAAACCGAAGAAGTCGCCAATATCATTAGAAGTGAAAGCTGTACCTTTGTAGTACCAGGGATTTTCATAATCTCTTTCACTATTCGATTCCATCTCATAATAATTATCTCACTGTGTTATTTATTCTTGTGGGTAAACCCTTGATCAGGATGCCCGTACGTCTTATTCTCCAGTTGTGTTTTGAGAAACAAGACCTCCTGCTTGAGAGTATCTAACTCATTCTCTAGGATGTCTATGTGTTCTTGGTAAACAATGTTCATTTCTTGAAGTCTAAGGTTTTCTTGTTCAAGTTCCCAGTCCATCAGTCCCACCAAGGGTCTGGTATTTCTTGATTGACTGTTCCCATTCCTTCATACTGCTCTGGCAGTCTGGTGGTTCGGGATCCTTGATACCCTTTTTCCTTTTCCAATCGTTGTGCATAGCTTGCATCATCCAACTTTGAGATAGGGACTTCGGTCCATTTTCTAAAAGTTCTGTCTGGTACTTGCTGTGTGCTTTCATTCCCTGGTACTCCTTTCGCCAATCTTCGGACTGTTCTTGTCCTGTATCTTGGGTCATAGTTGAAAACCTGAGAAAGTATCTTTCTTAACATCCTGATTAATCCCTCCAATGAGATAAGATTCGACCTCAGTTTCCTGAGGTGCTACTTGTAATCCCTTAGAAGAGATCCAATGTTGTGTCCAAGGTAAAGGGTTACTCCTTAAAGGTATGTCATATATTGGTTCAAACCCTAAGGCGTGCATTCTTTTGTTCGCTATCCACTCAACGTATTGGGATAGTAATCGATCGTTCAATCCTAA